TCTGGCTCGACCTGTAAAGCCGTCTGAACCGCGAACGAATGACGATTCGATCTACGGGGTAGCGCCCGCTGCTGTTGTGCTCGCTTCGCTCTCTGCTGCGCCCGCTGCTGTGCCCGCTGCTGTGCCCGCTGCTGCTGCTGCAGCTGCTCCTGCTCCCCAGGGTGGCAAACGTCGTGCTACCGGTCGGAGGAGCCTTCTTTCCGGACCCAGACGGACTGCTCGGCGCCGCGCTTTTTCACGGAACCGGCGGTATACGTATCCGCAGCTAATATAGCCGATTTGAACTCACGATTGTCGACCCATAAGGACTGGTCGCATAACCGGAACGGAGGGTGATCGGCTGCCTTGTACCAAAACACCTGGTCCTCGAGCTTGTTGGAGTTGACGTTATTGCAAATGACCAGGCACTCGAAGTTTTCCGTGCACTGATCCATGAACGTACAGAACATATCAAATGTCGGAAACATACCCGCGTAATTCTCGTAAATCCTACGACGATTACCTAGGATATTCTCGCGCAGAATAAAGACGAAATCCACGTTGGTGCGCAGATTGGGCGTGATACCCAGTGGATATTGCATGGTGATCATTGTCAGCATGTCAATGTGACGGCCGTTCATGAAGACGTACCGGGTCGACTCCTCCTTGATCCATGTCGAGTCGTACAAACAGTCGTCAAGAATCAGGAATGCACGCGGATCCATGCTAGAACTTCCACCACGTACTGTCTTGTCGCGATTCCGGTTTTGTTTGACATTCATTTGCCGCTTAATGACGTTCATAATGATTTGAGGGGTGTACTTGTCGTGAATGAATTTGGAGGGTATCATATGTTGAAAGAATTCGTTAGCCACCTCCGTGCCGGAAATGACTGTACCCACCGGGAAGCACGACTGGGTCTCAAACAGAATATCACGCACCAAGAAGGACTTGCCCGTATCCTTCTTGCCGATAATGACGATCATAGGACTCTTGCGCGAGTCGATTTCGCATCGTTCCTTGATCATGTTCATATTGAATTGCCGGAGTTGGAAGTTCATTGTGTATTCGTTACCAATAAATATCAGTTGAAAAACTGCATGGGGGTACTGTGTATCGGAAATGATCAAAGTACTTGGGCTGCAACGAGTGTGTAATTGAACCCAGTAAATGCGACCACGGAACGGGATAGTCTCCGCCATACTCGAGACAATCGCGCACAATGGATCTGCGACTCGTGCGCAAGGAGGCCAGAAGGGCATCCATCCGTTTGTGAAGCTCAATGCCCCATTCGGTTGTATAGGGAGTCCCGGGACGGCAAATGAAGGATCCGTTACCTAACATTCTCTTGTAATCAACGTCCCCCGCTGCACTATGGACGTGACGCGGATCCGACTCTGCGTATCCATTGACCCAAACGTCGGGGTCCTCCATTTCCTTGAAGGCTTCGACCCATGAACCCGTCGGGTTCTTGATATCCGCATACCCACCACCGTAATGATGCATCAAGTACCATCGCAAATAATCCGATCGATGAATTCCAGTCAAGTACGAATAGCCTTCGTGGAGAGGGTGATCTTGGAGCACGTATTCATGGAGATTTGCTTCTGTAATGAGCTTGAACTCGACACCTGGAATTGTGCGCAGTTGATCGATTGCCGCTTGACGGTTTGCAGTAATGGCTACCGACGAGTCCGCCCAAATTCCAAAAATCCACATTGTACCTTCTGCAGACTTCTTAACGTCTCGTCAAAACGAAGACATCTCAAGCCCTGCTTCATAAGTAATGGGCAAGGATCTACGCACACTCGCTGTCGACTTGAAGCTTGGTCGACTTCCGAAGCTGGAAACAGAGGTATGGGGACTGCAAAAGCCGCAACCCTTTTTCCCGTCTCTCGAACATCTCTTCAAGACGGAACAGCTCGGGGCCATTATGGAGGAGTTTGGAATCAAGCACCCTGACGGAATCGAATATATCGTCAATCCGGATACGATTTGGACACGTGATGGAAAAGAGGTTAACGTGCATCGCAAGACAACTATGATTTTGAGCCCCTTCAAGACGATGAAGGGCGAGTACGGACACCCGGGACTCCCCAAGTCGTCTGAAGTTGCAAAGGATATCTCCGATCGCCTGCAGAACCAACACACGGCTGCCTATGTGGGAGCCCTGACCGCTTCAGTCCTTGCATCGTGTCCCTTGTTTCCCAAAGTGTATGGCGTTCTTGTCAGTCTCGCAAAGACGTTCGTCCTTGACATTTCCGACGATTACGAGGATATTGCCGAACGAAAGTGGTTTCTGGACAATGTGGGAAAGACATTCGATCTCAAGGTTCGTGCCCCGACTGAATCGTCCTTTACACACACACGAGGACAGCGTGCGTCGATTGTCTTGGGGGACACGGTTGATCTTGACTTTGAAGATACAGCTGCAGATGAAATCACCGGAGAGCCGGTCAATGTCGTCGCAGTTGAAGAGTACCTACTTGAAAAGGAAGAGTCTGAAGAGGATATCTCTGATGACGAAAGCGATGTGTTTGACATTGAATCCTGCAAGTGCGAGGATGAAGAGATGGAAGATGAAGAAGGTGAAGACGAGCCGTTTGCCTGGGTGACGTTCAAGGACGTTCCGGTTGTCACGACAGTTATGGAAAAATGCACGGGTAGTTTCTATGAACTCCTTGATAGTGACGCAGATCCGCAGCATCATACCGCATGGGTCGTTCAGATTATTCTCGCGCTTGCCTACGCCCAACGGACAATTGGCTTCACGCATAACGACCTCCACGGTAACAATGTAATGTATGTGAACACGGACGATGAATTCGTGTATGCAAAGAATGCAGGGGTGTGCTACCGGGTTCCCACCTACGGAAAGTTGATCAAGATTATCGACTTTGATCGTGCTGCCGTTTCAATCCGCGTCCAGGGAATGAAAGAGCCGCGCACGTTTGTGAGTAGTCAGTTCCATCCGGACGAAGAGGCATGTGGACAGTACAATATTGAGCCATACCTTGTTCACGACAAGCCCCGCATTCCTCTGAATGCATCCTTTGACCTTGCACGCTTTGCCACTTCGGTGTTCTGGGATATGTTTCCGAAAGGCCCGGATCATGCGTATGACCATCCCTTGTTCGAGCCATTCAAGGCGTGGATGACGTGCCCTGACGGATCGTCGGTTCTGTACCGCGAAACACATGATAACCACGACCGGTACCATGGGTTTGACCTGTACAAGGCGATTGCACGCTTCTGTACGAATGCCGTGCCACGCAAGGAGTTGATGCGTTTCAAGCAGTTTCAAGTTCCATCGTTTCCTGCAACAGTCCCTTTTTTCTCCATAGACCTATAAATGCGTCTCCCTCTGCCTCACATGTCGCGTACAAAGTGGATCTTGCTCGCTGTGGTAATTCTTGTTGGACTGTTCTTCACAGGCACGCTGCGTATCGAGTCGTTCACAGTTGGTCAGGATGCTCCGGCGTCTGCGTGCACGCCGGCCTGCTCGGGCGGTAAGAAGTGCAAGTACACGTCGACCTCTGGCACTGGAAGCCCTTCGTGCCAGTAACTTACGCATTGAATCATTGGGTCATACATGGACCCAATTTATGCTAGGTATTGCGCCTATGTGCGTACAATCGTACAGACCCGTGATTTGAGCAAGTTCAAGAGACGTCCTTCCTACACGTACATGCTCGAGCATGTGTCGCCTGTTCTAGGTCAAAAGTATTTCAATGAGCTCAAGACCACCTTTAAGATGACAAATGCTGATATTTATAGTTTTTGCGTCCGCAACGACCGGATCGGATCGCCAATGCTAGCGAGTTATGATGGCCTTGCAGTGTCGCCAAGCTCTCTCCGGTACATTTGCCACGCGGCACTTGCTCTCTCTCACTGTCAGCAAATTGGAGATCTGAACCCATCCTTCGTGGAGCTCGGATGCGGGTACGGTGGTCTTGCACTGGCGATTGCACACTATGCGCCTATGTTTGGAGTAACGGTAAAGTCGTACACGATGATTGATCTTGATGAGCCTTCTGCTCTCCAGGCAGAGTACATGAACAATCATAATGTCCCGTTTCCGGTTTCGCTCCAGCGCGCGAGTACGTTTGGTAAGGATGTCCAGGGAACAGACAACTTTCTCTTGAGCAGTTACTGCTTCAGTGAGATCGAGCCGCCAAATCAGCGAGAGTATCTTCGCGTTCTGTTCCCCAAGTGCTCGCACGGGTTCATTCTCTGGAACTGTTGCAAGATCTTTGACATTGACAAGGAGATTACCATTGAGCAGGAGGTTCCGCTCACATGTGATCCAAACAGCCCGAATCTGAATTACCACGTTTACTTTTGAATGTACAGGATGGGAAACAAGTGAAAGCATTCCGGATCCTCTTTCCACCGTTCAATGTCTTCCGGGGTCAGTGTGGCCAGAATATTGAGTAACGCTGGATCTGTAATTTCATTCATAAACGCGAATCGATCCTTTTGCTTTAACAGCTGCACAGTGCTGTGAGGATTCATTTGAATCTTGACACCTGCCTGTGACGTACGGTATGAGAATTCAACATCTTCTCCTTCACCCCAAACCTTTGTCTCGTCGAGTGGGAATCGTCGTGCAATTTGACGTTTGACCACATAAAACGCACCCGATACATATGCGAGCTTGGAGGTCAACTCCGTATGTTCAAAGTCGTACGGAAGTAGGCATTGGGTTTCGAATGCAGGGTTGAGACACTTGACGTAGCGTGGAAATAAGGTGTGGTCGCGAAACCGGGAACCGTCGTGGTTCAGAATTCGGTTGACACAGACATCAAAGTTAGATCCGAATTTCAAGAATCCAGTGTACCAGTCCGGATGAAATGCGACATAATCGTGCAACAGAACGATATTCTCGTACCGTGCAAACTTGCACACTAGATTCTTCTTTCGCGTGATCCAATTCGGCTTTCTGCATTCATCCAATTGAATAACACGGATGTCTCCAACTGTCCGCACCGAGGGTGTTCCGACAAGAATGATCTCGTAGTTCGGGATGTGGAGCTGCCGTATCGAGTGAATGATTGCATTAATATGCTGTTCATTGTTCGTAATAATACCAAACGTAAAGTCCATTATTTTAGGACACTTATATAAATGCAAACATCAGCACGAATGATCATGCTAGTGCTCACACTTGTGTTGCTTGTGTGGTGGTCGTCGTCGGGGGTTGAGAGCTTGTGTGACCCGAGTGCGTGCAGTGGAAAGAGTTTCGGTGAATGTTCAGACAATCCCAATGCAAATTGCCGGTGGAGCCCTGCCACCACTGGAGCTAAACCAAGTTGCCATTGTTAGCTCTTAAACACGTACTTGTGCACCAGCTGGTGCGCAATCGCAAACACCACCGCGTGCGTCGCCGCAACGGCCATCTTCGAGCCTCCAGGCGGCAGGCTGACAAGAATGCCGGGGGTCAGAACGTAGAACAGCAGAGCCGTTGTGAGGAAATACCAGTACATTGTTTTGTTTTATAGTGAGAATTTACTTTCCGGGGAACACCAGGGTGCGAGCGTAGCAAAACACCAGGCCGAAGACCAGGGCGTGCGTGAGGTTGACCGTCATGGTCGAGCCACCCGGCGGCAGGCGGACAAGGACACCCGGAATGAGCGCATAGAACACAACGGCGGCAAAAAGAATCTTCTCCCACTGCATTATTGGTTTGTCTATCCAAATAGATATTTTTTCAGAACTCGGGCTTTCCAACGAACATCTCTTGAACATGTTCAACGACAGACGCAGCAGGAGAGTCCGGGCTTGTCACGGAATACAGAATTCCACCCGCAAGGGTTCCAGCCCCGGCCCCGAGCTTTGCCGCATCTGTCCACACGAACGGCGCGCTCTTGGAACGCCGATCCATGATATACAAGACGATAGCCGACACAATCACCAGAAGAACGATTCCTGCATACATCTGAAGTTCACCCGATGTCATTTGTTCCGATTCGGTTTTTTTACTCGACGCATTCGGACGCACTACATGTTCAGAGACACAGATCCGGACGGCTTAAGGTCGACACCCTCTTCCTTCTCCTCCTCCTCATCAACC